CTACGGTGAAGCCGCGATTGCTTACAGCTTCTTCCCACCACTCCGCCGGTTTTACGATCAAATGTGCGTTCCGCTTATCCGGCAGCACTTTATTCGCCGCCCGGGTCGCGATCAGCAGGAACACCGCCTTCTTGGCCAGGCCGAAGATGTGGTCGACCACGGCGCCGAGCTTCTCCGGCTCGATGTGCTCCAGCACATCGGTGGACACCACCAGGTCGGCCGGCTTCGGCAGCAGGGCCTTGCCCTTGATGGCGGGGTCGTACTCGTGGATCGAGCCGCGGTAGCCGGCCGCGACCATCGCCGTCTTCAGCGTCCCCTGGCCGCAGCCGTAGTCGAGGATCCAGTCCGGCTTCACCTCCGCCGCGAAGTCCATGACGGTCTGGGCCGACTTCTTGCCCGAGCCGCCGTAGCCCTCGGGCCGGGCGTGCAGCTGGCGGTTCTGCTCGACGTAGCCGGGCGAGATCAGGTCGTCGCGATCCACGGCGTATTGCCCCTCGTGCGGCAGGAAGTGACCCAGGTGGCCCACGTCGAGCGCCCAGACGCCGCGCCTGGCGAGGCGCGCCGCCAGGACCGTGGCGGTGGCGCCCAGAGCCAGGAAGACCGGCCCGGCGGGCTTGCCGATCTCCTCGGCGATGGTGTCGATGTCCCGATAGGCCCCGACAGGGGCGCATTTCACCAGGCGCACCGACGCCGCTTCGGGCATGGGAAGCGCCTTCAGGCCGTGGCTGGCCAGGACCACGTCGCGGTCGCGCCACAGGCTGCGGACCATGGCCCAGTAGTCGGGCCGGTCGATGGCGTTGACCATGTCGGGCCGGCTGACGAAGGCCGAGCCGTACTGCGGCTGGCTGTAGTACTTCGCGAACTTTGGCGCCTCGAACGCGCGCCAGAAGGGCTCGTTGGGCATGCCCTTGTGGTTGCGCGGCAGGCAGGCCAGCGCCGGGCCGGGCTGCGTCAGCACCGCCTTGATCTCGGCGGCGAGCCGGGGGTGGAACACCTGGCTCTTCAGGTTCCGCCCCGAGATCGCCAGCTTCAGCTCGCCTTCGCCGACGCGGGCGAGGGAGCGGCCGGACGCGGCGATGGCCAGCGTCTCGGTCTCGCCGAGGATCTCGGGGCGGCTCTGCATCTCGACTGGGACTAAGCCTGGTCGCCCGTCTCGCCCTCGGCGTTGCCGGCGGCGTCGCCCTCGGCGGGCGCGCCTTCGGCCTCGGTCGGGCCTTCGGCGTCCGCCACCGGCGGGAGGGTCTCGCTGTCAGTCGTGGCGCCGGACGCCTGGTCGCCGGCATCAGCCCCGTCCGGCCGCGTCTCGTCCGATCCAGGCACGTCCGCTGTCGCCTTGCGGCGCTCCAGCTCGGCGATGATGGCGGCCTTGGCCTGGGCCTTGTTGATGATCGGGGTGTCGCTGACCATCGCCGCCAGGGCGCGCAGCGACAGGTCCTCGTCCGGCTTCGGCGTCCAGGGAAGGTCTTCCCAGGCCTCCGGGATGAAGACGCTGCCGCGGGTGTCCTCGGGCAGGCCAGTGAAGTGGGCCGGCGCGGCGGCGGCGGCCTGGCGCTTCGGCGCGGCGGCCATGGTGACGCCAGCGGCGTCCACGACCTCGACCTTCACGCCCTGCGCCTCGTAGTCGGCGCGGATCTTCTGGCCGTTGGGGCACGACTGGCCCACGAGGTAGACCTTGCTGATGTTCGACCGCGGCGTGGAGTAGAAGCGCGGGTTGGCGTAGGCGCGGCCCTCTACGAAGCCGTTCCGCTGGGTCGAGTAGACAAGCTCGATCGGTCGAGACATTCAGCAGTTCCTTGAAGTGGAGCCGGGGCGGCGTGTGGCGCGCCCCGGCCCGCAGTGGTTTCCGTCGGCGACTATTCGTCGACGGTGGCGTCGCCGATCGCGAGCACGCCTGCCGTGTGTTTCACGGAGGTCGCGACCTGGTCCCAGTTGGAACCGGTGGCAAGCTCGGCGTCGGTGGGAGACTTGCCGCCCGAGGTGGTGTCCCAGGCGTAGCCCTTCAGGCCCAGCGTGAAGCTGTAGTCGGCCTGGAAGGTGGTCTCGATCCGCTCCTTGCCGTTCTTCGTATCGATGTTGGTGATCACGTCACCGCCATCGGAGATCACGACGCCGGAGTCGGTGAGGCCGAGGACCTTCTCCATGTCGTTGCCGGGGGAGTTGTCCTCGTAGAGCGCCGGCGCATCGGTCACGACCACGATGCGGCCGAGGATGTCGATGACGCGGACGTTCTGCGCGACGAAGAGCCGTTCGGCGTTCGACAGGTTCTGCCCGATGAGCTTGTGCATCAGGCCGCCGGTCATCACCTCGGCCACGATGGTGCCGGAGTGGTCGCCGAACTTGGCGTGGCTCTTGTTGATGGTCTTGTAGTTGATGCCGCCGGGCGGGCTCACCGCCGTCGAGGCGTCGTAGACGGCGTCGGTGTTGTTCTCGATCGCCGCAACCGCCGCCATGATGCCGGTGTTGAGCTGGTCGGCCAGGAGCGCCTCGGCGAAGTTGCGCGAGATCACCTCGATGGCCTCGGCCGGGCTCTTTTCCAGCCAGGTGAGCTGCGAGGGCTCGAACAGCACGGGGCCGAAGCCGCCGGCGATCTTCACCCGCGTTTCCTTGTTCTGGCTGAGGTCGGTGGTCGCCACGGCGCTGTTGGAGCCGTAGCGGTCGACGCGGCGGCGCGCCGAGTGCAGGCCGGCGTAGAACGACTCATGGAAGAAGTCGCCGTCGTAGCCAGCCGTGGTCAGGCGGATCGCGCCGCCCGAGGCTTCGTTGAACTTGTCCACCATCTGGTCCAGCGTTTCGATGGTGGCGGGCATCACGTAGTCGTTGAAGACATGCATCAGGTCGAGGCCCATGGTCTTACTCCTTGGGTTGCTTGGGGTTCTCTAGGAGCCCGGCGTGACGCGCCGCCGGGACGCTGGATCTCGTTCGAGAACCCAGCTTTGGGTGGCCTAGGCCTGGCCCAAATTCGCAGGGATACGGGACTTGATCGCCGCGACGCGCTCTTCCCGTGACCCGCCCATGTTGCCTTTGCCGGGTTGGCCGAAGCCCGGCTTGCTCTTGTCGCCGTGGTCGGCGCCGCCGCCCGAGTGGCCGTCGCCCTTCAGGATGTTCGCCTTGTCCGGGTGTTGATCGATCAGCAGCTCGATCGCCTCGTCGAAGTCGGCCAGCTCGCCCATCTTCGAGCGCGAGAAGATCTTCTCGCCGCTGGGGTAGTACCCGACGATCTTGCCTTCCTCGCGCTTGAAGGCGGTCCCGAAGCGGGCCTGCACGAAGTCGGCGGGAATGGCCGACTTTTCCGCGATGAACTTGGACCGCCCGAACGAGCCGCCGATCACCTCGTTGTCGAGCGTCGCGTTCAGCCCCGTGACCTGGCCTTCCAGCTCGGCGATGCGCGTCTGCGACTTCTTCGCCGCGTCCGCCATCTGGGCCTCGGCGGCGTCCCGCGCCGCCTTCTTGATCTCCTCGACCTTGCCGGCCTCGAGCAGCTTGCCCGCGTCGATGTTGGCCAGGGTTTCCAGGGCCTTCTTCGCCGCCTCGGCGTCCTCGATGCCCTCGAAGCCCTTCAGCTTGGCCTCGGCCTCGGTCAGCTTGGTGCGCCGCTCGGCGCTCTCGGCATTCAGCGCCGCGATGCGGGCGTTGGCGGCCGGCGCGTCGTGGCCGAACTCCTTGCCGTCGTCGTGGACGTAGATCGGCAGGCCCTTGTCATCGAGGGCGGCCACGGTCACTTCCTTGCCGTCCACCTGGACGGTGATGGTCTTCAGCTTCATGTCGGACCTTCTGGGGCGTCTCGCCCCGCTCTGTGAGGCGTCACGCCTCGCGCTGGGCCGGCGGCGGGCGTCTCGCCCTACCCCGCACGGCTACCGGCCGGATGGCCGGAACTCGTGACCGTCAGCTGCCGCCGGCGATCCATTCGGGGCTGGGGGCTCCGAGGAGCGCCTTGGTCCAACCCGACATTGACTTGAGCCGCCCCTGGATCGCGGCCTCGGCCTGGCGCCAGCCGCGCCGGTGGCCCGCGGCGCCGCCCCAGGAGCGCTTGTCGAAGAAGTGGCGCGCCTCGGCCGTCATGGGCACGCCGCACAGCACGGCGCGGTCGTGGCCCAGGTCGACCAGGGCGAACTTGGCGGCGAACAGGCCGGAGGATCCCGATTCCGTCTCGCCCGGCAGCATCTGGGGCGACCAGGTCGTGACCCCCTCGCCGCCGCGGCGCGTCGAGCTTTTCTTGAAGGCGTCATGGCCGACCACCTGGGCCGGCGCGGGGAAGCCGTTGCGGGCGCGCTGCTGCAGCCATACGGGCCACGTCTCCGCGTGCAGCGATACCGCCGCATCGATCGGGCCGGGCCAGAGCGCGGTGACATCGTTGCACGTGACGACGGCCTGATACTCCCCGAGAGCCAGCGCCGCTTCGACGTCCCTCCAGACGCAGTCCGCGCCGCCCAGGACGAGGGCGGTGGTCATGTTCCCGACCTCGGCAAAATGATCAGGTCTGGCTGTCGCCGCAGGGGACCAGCTGGCCGTTCCTGAGGTGGCCGTGATAACGCCCCGTCCGGATCGAGCCGCCGCCGGCGTCGCGCGGATCGCCCTTGCGGACGTCGAGCGTCCCGTCCTCGGGCCGGCCCGTCCTGGCCCAGCAGTAGTGCGCCTCGTGATCCGGCAGCTTGCAGTTCGAGGCGCGGCTGTCGATGTGCCAGTGGACGCCATCCGGCAGCACCACGACGAGCTCGCGGCCATCTGGGCCGGCGCGCCACATGCGGTCCGGCGCCATGGCGTAGCACGCGCCTGCGGGCAGGTTGCCGCCGTCGGGGTTGATCTCGGCGCCGCCGGAGTGACGCCAGATCGTGTCCCAGGCCTGCGACGACATGCGCGCGATCCCGCCGCAGTCGGGGCAGGGAATGACGGTTCCCCAGTGCCCCTCAGGGCGATCCGCCTCCGCGAACCGTCCCACGCGGACCTTGGCGCGTCGGCCGCAGCCGCAGCTGTAGGTGTTCCAGACCACGCCCTCGCCGGTGGCCTCCACGAAGAACACCGGGACGGCCTTGCGCGCCGGCTTGGCCTTCGCGGGCTTCGGCATCAGGCGGCAGCGTCCTCGATGTCTTGGGCGTCGTCCTCGTCCGGCGCCTCCTCGATGAGCGCCGCTTCCTCGGCGTCGGCGTCGAAGTCGGCCGACAGGATGTTGCGCCGCTGCAGCTCGCTCCAGTACGTGCGCCGCGACAGGTCGCCGTTCTTGCGCGCCTCGGTGAGCGTCGGCGGGCCCTTGTCGTCGCCGATCTCGAGGGCGAAATCGGTGAAGACCCGCACCTCGGGCTCGACCGCGACGTTCAGCCACTTCGCCGTGAGCTTCAGCGCCTGCTCCAGCGCGTCCTTGAGGTTCAGCGCCCACTGCTGGACGGCGGAGTTGCCTTTCTGCGCGGCGAAGGCGGTGGTGACGACGGTGAGGTTGCCGGTCTGGGCGGTGAGCGGCTGGCGGCCGAGCTCGCGCAGCTGCTTCTCGATCCGGTCCACCTCGGACGACAGGAACCTCAGGCTCTCCGCCGTCGGCTCGAGGAACGTCCACTCGCCGTGGCTGCCGTTGTCGGCGCCGGTCGGCGGGGCGTAGACCACGGCGCGCGGCCCGATCGGCACCGGAACCGGCACGCCGTTCTCGAGCGCCGGCTGCACCCCGTTGCCGGCGAGCATGGGGAAGGCGGTCAACTCCTTGATCGACTTCAGCCCCGCCTCGGCCTGGAAGTGCTCCACCTGGGTGTGCGCCGCGTCGCGCAGCACCGGCACGAAGCGCCACGACGAGCCCTGGCGCTTGCCCGTGATGAAGGGGACGAGGGCGATCTCGCCGATGGTGATGTCGCCTTCGTCGACCACGGCCCATTGCGTTCCGCTGGAGCGGCCCACCCTGCCGGTCTTCGCCTGGCGCTCGTAGACGGTGAAGGTGGCGGGCCGGTAGTCGATGACCCGGCCGAAGTCGTCGAGGATGGGCTCACGGTCCAGCACCCGGATCCGCTCCATCGTCACTTCGGCGAAGCCGCTGCGGCGCGTGACGCACTCGCGCCACCGGGCGTGGGTGAAGATCTCCTTGCCGCGCACCTTCTCGGAATAGACCGCGAGCATGTCGGTGGCGGCGATGTGGACCCAGTAGGGCCGCAGACCCTGCGCCCGCTCGTCGGCCTGGGTGAGCGGCGCGCCATCGGTCCGGGGCCGCGCCTTGGAGTACTCGACGAAGATCCAGTCGATGGCGTAGCCGGCCCCGGCGTAGAAGGTCTCGCCGGCGAACTTGTGCAGGTTGTTGCCGCGGCCGTCGATGTCGTCGACCAGGACCGAGAACTGGTCCGGGGCGCCGTCCTGGAGCTGGACCTCCTCGGCGAAGGGCTTGGCCGCCAGGTTGGCCAGGATGTCGCCGAAGATGTTCGTGAAGGGCGCGTTGGCGACACGATAGCGGTAGTCGGTCACCTCCTCCTCGGGGAAGCGCGGCAGGTAGGGGTTCTCGCCCACCGCGACCCGCTTGGCGCTGGAGCTGGCGCTCGTCGTCGTGGCGGCGCGCCACGTCGGGGTCCAGCCCGCGGCGCGCATCGCCTCCGCGCCGCCCAGGAGGTTGTCGACGAGGGTCCAGTAGGGCCGCATCGCCTCGTAGTCGGCGCTGGGGGTGTCCGGGCTGGCGGTCGCGGCCGTGGCCATCAGCTCGTCCTCCCTACGTAGCGCCCGAAGAGGGCTGTGGCGGGCCCGGGACCCAGGGCGAGCTCGTTGAAGGCGTCGGCCACCGCATCGACCTGGTCGTCGTGGGCGGAGCCGGGGAACTCCTCGATCTCCTCGAGGAACGGCTCGATCCACGCATCCCTTGCCGCCTCGCCCGTGACCAGGATCCAGACGTTCCCGGCCTCGACTTGCGTCGCGAACGGGTCGGCCCGCTGCTCCTTGTCGCCGCTCACCGGCTTGGCGCGGACGCTGTAGCCGGACAGCAGCTTGATCTTGGCCTGAGCGTCGGTCTTGCCGGCGGCGGCCGGGTCCTGGGGGATGCGGACGCGGCAGTCGACCCCGTCCAGCGCGGTGGTCTGCAGCAGGTTCTTGGCCACGTTGCCCGGTCCCCACTGGCCGCGCACCACGTTGACGATGACGTAGCGGCCGTCCGGCACCGCCGCGATTTTCACGCCGGCGGTGAAGTCGCCTGCGCCTTCGGTCGCGGCGAAGTCCCAGCCCCGGCAGAACCTGGCCCCCGCCGGCAGGGCGCGGATCGGCGCAAAGTCGGAGCGCTTGAACATGCCGCCGTCGCGCGGGGCGGGGCGCTGCTGGTACTGGCCCGCCCAGGCGTACGAGCCCTTGAGCTTCTTGAGCCGCGCCACCTCGGCGGCCGGGAATCGCTCTGGGAAGAGCAGCTCGCCGTCGGCCTGCCGCGGATCCTGGAACAGGATGGCCGGGTTGCCATCGTTGGCCGGCCGCAGCACCGTCACGCAGCGCCGCTTGGGCTCGAACTCCATCGGCAGGTTCAGGTGCACGAAGCCGACGTCGAGGTCGATGATCTCGCCCGCCACGTCCTTGCGGTGCAGCCGCTGCATGATGACGATGGTGGCCGACTTGGTGATGTCGTTCAGGCGGTCGGTGGCGCCTTCGCGGTACTGCTTCACGGTCTCGGCGCGCTGGGTATCGCTCTCCGCCATCTTCACCGAGTGCGGGTCGTCGATCAGCACCCGGTCGCCGCGGCCGCCGGTTAGTGAGCCGAAGGGGCGGCAGTCGCGGTTGCCACCCTTGGTGTTCTCGAAGTTGTAGACGCCCCAGCGCTGGCCCGGTTTGACCTCGTCGCCCCATAGGGCGCGGTACTTTTCGCTCTCCAGGAGCTTGCGGACCTTGTTCGAGTCCCGCGTCACGTTCTCCTCGGAGAACGAAGTGGCGAGGTAGCGCAGGTCGGGTCGGCCCTTCGGTCCCCACTCCCACGCCTGGAAGAAGACCGAGACCAGCAGCGACTTCATCGTGCCGGGCGGGACCGTGATCAGAAGGTTCTGGATCCAGCCGTTGTGGACCGCCTCCAGGTGGTCGCACATGGCGCGGATCGCCCAGCCGGTGACGAACGGCACCGCTGGCTCGAGGACGTACCAGAATTCCTCTATGAAGCCGTGGAGCGTGGCGCACTTGGCGAGGATCGCCTCGCGCTCGGTCTCCAGCCGCTTCGCCTCGCGCCGGCGATGCTGCTCGCGCAGAAGCTCGAGGTAAGCCTCTGCCCGGTCGCGGGGCAGCTGCCGGCCATTGGCCAGGCGCACCATCGCATTCACGGGAGGTCAGTCTCCGCCCGGAGCCGCGCCCTCCAGCGCCGCGATCTCTGCCGCGATCTCCTCGTCGGTCATCTGCCGCGTCCGGCTCGTCAGATCGATGCGGGTCGGCGGGATGGTCTTCGGCGCCATGCGGCCGATGGCGAACTTCACCGCCTCCAGGTAGCCCTTCGCCCCCGAAGCATCGACCGAGTTGTCGCCGACCATGATCCCCAGCGCTGCGGCCCGGTTCACGGTCAACGAGTCCTCCTGAAGGTACTCTGCTCGACCTTCGCGCGCGCGCCCGTACTGTTCGCGGCGGCCCTCGTCCTCATGGAGCCAATCGCTCGTCGACGGCACGTGAAGGCCGAGCTCTGCGCAGGCGGAGCGGAGGCTCCGTCCTTCCCAGATCAGTTCGAGGATCGGTTCGAGATCGCCGTCCTTGGGCCGGCGCTTCCCCGCGCCTTCTCCACGGGGCTCGCTCATGAGCCGAGGATGATAGCCGAGCAGGCGCCAACGCGGACGAACTGCAGCCCGAGGATGTTGAGCACCGCTATGGAGCCGGCGCGCGCGTAGCCAAGGAAGGCGGGCCAGCCGACGCGGACGCAGCCGGGGCGGCGTTCGAACAGGATCATGGGGCCTCTCGAGGTTTCGGCGGTTCGCAGTTGGCGCCGGCCTTCCAGCCGACCGGGCGCTATCAGCCGCGCCTGGCGTCCTTCTGCCCTCTGCCCGGCGGATCATCCGGGCTGGTTTCCGAGGCGGCCCATTGTCCGGGTGATCGCCGAGGGACTGGGTTTCGCCCGCACACTTCCAGTCAGCTTCGGGGAATCGAACTGGCCAGCGCTGACGCGCCGCGGCCTGCCGTGCTTGCTGGGGAAGCGCTGGTGGTGGGGCGAACGGTGGGCGGTCACCAACCTATCCGGTGCGCGATCCACAGCAGGAGCAGATCGAACGCGAAACCGAGGATGGCGATCGCGAATTCATTCAGGAAGGTGCGTTTGCTCATGTCGCCGATTGTGGCGTCACGACACGCGGCGTCAGGGCTGTTTGGGTGGCCTTGGCCGCTTCGTTCGCCTCAGGCGCACGAATCGCATCTGCACGTTTGATGCGCAAAAACCGTCAGGTCGAAAAGGGGCTTTCCGCGCGCACGCGCGAGGGTGGCGGGTAATCCCTGAATTTTCTCAGCGTATATGGTGCTGTCAGCGCCAATCAACGCGAGATGTTGTGATGACGGGTGACGAGCTTCGCAAGGCCCGGGTCAAGCTCGGCCAGCTATGGGGTCTCCCGCGACCCATCCACGCCTCCGAGTTGGGTCGGGCCCTGCAGCTAAGCCCGAGCGATCCGGGTGAAAGCATCCGCCACTACGAGAAGCACCGCACCGGCGGCGTGCCGGGGCCGATCGCGGTTGCGGTGACGATGATGCTGGCCGGGGCGCTGCCTCCGGGCGGCGTGCCGGCGACGAAGGCTTAGGTAAGATCATTCCTCTTTCGCCGTGTTGAAGATCGCGGCCGGCCAGGTCGTGGCGGTCACCTGAACCGGCGCTCCCGCTGCATCCGCATCAGGGTGTGACGCGGCGTCTCGCCTGGCTTCATCTCGTATGAGCAACCGACGGCCCCGCCCTTACACGGGCCGAAAGGCGACTTCAGCGCGGCCGGTCGCCAGGGATACGAACGGCGGCAGTGGCCGCGTCGGCGCCATCTCGGAACCAATGTGAGCGGCTATTTCCGCGCCATCCCTGACTTCGCGCGCGAGTTGGCGCAGGGCGTGAAGCGCTCCGGCGCTCAGCCCCAGCGGGTTGTAGACAAAAAGATGCCCGCGCGCCCAGATGCCCATCGGCAGCACGCCTCCGTACGATTCAAGCCGCCAAGCTTGATCGAAATCGCGCTCTCCTTTCTCGAGCGCTCGATGCGTGGACGCGTGATAGTGCGCCAGTCCGAGCCCGAGATCCCGATCATAGAATGCCATCGCCACCACGCTTTCGGCAGGCCCGGCCGCAAACCCAATCTCTCCGCCCCCGCCCCTCAGCAACAGACGCTTGCGCGCTATGCTGAAGGTGGGAGGGATCATCAGATCGCCGACGGGATCAATGATCGTGGTGGGTCCCAGCCAGCATCGGAGCCATCGCTTTGCGACGTCCCTGTAGTAGTCGGCGTAGGAGTGGTTCCTGCGCCCGGCCAGGTGCGGCCATCGACTGTCCGCGGCTCGCATAGCCACGGGACTTGGGAGGCCCAGCTCATATGCTCGCTTCCGATAATTACGCGCCATCGGCCAGCAGGCCCAAGTCGCGAAGCATATCCGTCGACTGCTTCATGCTCTTGTGAACCTCGGCCGACAGGCCGGTCACCGCGTTGGCGCGCGCCGCGTCCAACTCTAGGAGAACCACCTTCTCCATGCACAGGAAGAGAAACTCTCGATGCTTAGCACCGTCTGTGATGATTGCTTGGCGAAGCTCCCCCTCCAGCCGAAGCGCCGCTTCCGATCTGGGCGGTAGCACGACTGGTGCCGCTGTCGCCCGAGATGCTTCTCCTGCATCAGCTTGCGGGCACTCGGCCACGCCCCCCTCAAACCACTGACCGCGCCAGTCCTCCGTCTCCTGGTAGGGATACCAATTCCCGTGTCCGATCTTGATTGGGGTTGGCCCCAGGCCAAGCTTTCGCCGTGCGTAGACTTCGTCGATGCTCCAACCAAAGTAGGTCGCCACACCCGACGTGCTCAAATACATTTGCCCTTCGATCCTGGCGATACTGCCATTTGGAACCTGATCGATGGTTCTGCTCATCGGTTGCCCTCCACACTTGTGGCGCGCCAACTCGCCTGCTTGAGGATGGCGAAACACTCCAGTGTCATGGTGGGTCTCCATTGAAGATGCTCGATGTTGCGCGGCCGCTGGGCGTTGCTCTCTTCCCGTCGCCCATGATCTTGACGACGGCGGCCGCCAGCCGATTCAGCGGATCAGCGGCGGCGCGGCGCTCTTCGATGGCTTCGGCGCGGCTCGCCGCGGCCCGGTTCAGCCCGTCGCACAGCGCCTTCTGGGTGGTCTCGGCATGGGCCGCCATGGCGCGCGCGCATTCCCGCAGGCGCATGTCCTCGCCGCAGACCAGGTCGAGCACCCTGCGCTGGCGCGGACTAAGTTCGCGGCGGAAGTCGGCGAGCTTCTCGCCCGCCTCCTGGACGCGTGGCTGCGGCGCCTTGGGCCCGGCGCAGCCGCCGCCCTCCCCCTCACCGCTGGCCGCGCCTTCGACGATCTCGTAGGCCATGCGGTAGTCGACCCCGATGGCGTGCAGCCGCTCGGCGTCTCGCCACGACGCCCCCAGGTACCCGGCGTCCTTGGCGTGCTCGATGCCGGTCAGCTTCCTGGCCCGCAGGCCGGAGCTGTAGGCCATGACGGGCCGGTCGACCCATTGGCCGCCCAGCTTCACCCGCTCCATGACGCGGGCTCCATAGGCGTCCCGCAGGAAGTCGGCGGTCTGGGCCTGGTAGGCCGTCACGTCATCGCCCCGCTCGGCGGCGAGCAGGATCGTCTCCTTGGCGTCGCCGTAGAGCTTGTCCTGGTCGGCCTCCTCCCGGCTGATCTTGGCCAGCTCGGCGGTCAGGTCGGTGATGCGCTGCTGCGCCACCTTCGCCGCCTTGCGCCGCTGCTTGTCCGACAGCCCCGGCGGATCGGCCAACTCGGCGCGCGCCGCGGCCAACTTGGCCTGCACCTTGCCGATCCGCGCCACGAAGGCCGGATCGCGCAGCGGCGCAGAGATCTGGGACGCGCGGATCGACTGCTCCAGCAGGCGCCGGCGCTTGGCCTCGCTGCCCTCGGCCGCGGTGAAGGCGCGGCGCTCGATGGCGGCGCGGTGCTGGTCCTTCACGCCCATGCGGCGCTCCAGCCGCTCGATCCACGCCGGGAGGATGGCGGGTTCGGGCTCGAGCGCGATCGCCGCGGCGAACTCGGGCCAGGCGGCGGCCGTGACGCGGCCCTGCGGCAGGACCAGGGGCGCGCCGCCCAGCAGGACCAGGCCGGGCGGCTTGGGCTGGCGTGGCTGGGCCTTGGCCCGGGGTTTTACGCGGGTCTCAGGCACCGGTCGTCTCCATGGGCTTGCGATAGGTGGTGGCGGCCTTCAGCAGCCGGTTGTAGGCGGCGCGGAACGCCTCGACCTTGGCGTCCCACTCGGCGCCGGCCATCGCGCCGTCGTGGTGGCGCATCGCCTCGTCGGCCTCGGCAAGCGCGACGACCAGCTGGCGGCACGCCGCGGCGTCGGCCTGGGCGAGACTGAGGGCGGATCTACGCTTGGACACTGGGGCTCCCCCTGGACGTCTGGATCATGCCGCCCTGGCCAGGAGGCGATTCTGAAGCTCGGCCTGAGTCAGCGGCAGTTCGGGCCCCACCTCGGCGAGGAAGCCGGCGGGGTCTTCGTCGGGCCAGAACCGGCGGAACATGGCGGCGACCTCCCCCTCGCCGGCCGGGCCGAAGTGGCAGCGCAGGTCTACACGGCCGGGCCGGATCAGGGCCGGGTCGAGCCGGTCGGGGTGGTTGGACGTGATGATCAGGATCCGGCCGTCACGCGCCGCGACCCCGTCAATGGCGTTGAGCAGCCCGGACGTCGTGATGCCGGTCTGGGTCTTGTCGGCCGTGTCGCTAGCCGCGCCGGGCGAGACGGAGCGGGCGAGTGGTGTCGACACCCGCTTCTGGCTGCGGTCCACGGCGTCGATGTCCTCGATCAGCACGACGCCGGAACCGGCCTGGTTGATCGCGGTCTGCAGCTCGTTGTCGTCGCTGACCGTGGCCGGGTTGACGATGTGGATCGGGCGGCGAAGCGCGCCGGCCAGGGCCAGGGCCATGGTCGACTTGCCCGTGCCTGGCGGCCCCTCGAACAGGTAGCCGCGGCGGTGCGGAATGCCCCGCTCGACATACCAGGCCCGCCGCGCCACGAAGCGCTCAGCATCGGCGACGATGCGCTCGCGGAGGCCTGGGGCGAGGTACACGGTTTCGAGGGCCCGCCGCGGCCGGCGCTCGATCAGCGAATAGCCCCCGCCCGACCAGAGATGCACCGGCACCACGTCGCGGTCCTGGACCGACCTGGCCTCGGCCAGGATCCGCACCAGCAGCGAGCGATCTCGGCCCAGCGTGGTCAGGGTGATCGTCTGGCGCCGCGGCCCGAACCCGCTCCCGCCGCCGGCCGGCTCCGGCGTCGACTTGTTCGCCAGGATGGGCCGGCCGGCTTCCCACAGCAGGTGCGGCCCTTCGCCGGCCGTCAACTGCAGCTGCGTCTCCGCGGCGAGCTGGTCCCACGTCTCCACCAGGGCAAGGCGCCGCGACGACTGGGTCGATGGGTGCTGGCCCAGCCAGAGCTCGATCTTCCGGAACGCCTCCTGCTCCGAGTAGACCGTCAGGGTCGCGGTGAACTGCGACTTGGCGAGGTTCAGCAGGTGCTGCGGCACGGCGCGCAACTGGAAGAGCGCGGCCGAGACGATGGCGGCGCCCGCCACGCCGGCGAAGACCTGGTTTTCGATGAGGGCGGCGAGGTTCATGCGGCGCGCTCCAAGAGCTGGATTCCGCGGTTGGCGAACTCGGCGCCCAGGTCGCCCCGCAGCCGGGCGATGCAGGTCGGGCCGCCGACGATGGCGCGGGGAATGTCGGTCCAGGTGCAGTCGGCGAGCCAGGTGCGGGCGTAGGCCTCGCTGCGCACTGCGGTGACGAGCGTCCAGACCTCTGCCGGGCCGAGCCATCTCGCCGTCTTGGCCGGAGCCGTCGCCAGATAGGCCTCGAAGCCGCGGTCGCGCAGCCAGCGGTGGAATGCCTTGGCGGTCTCCCGCGGCGCCTTCGCCAGCCGGGCCATGTGCTCCCCGACGACGGCCAGCAGCCGGTCCTCGCCGCCGGCGTCGGTCGCCGCCCCTGGCCACTCGCCCCAGGCCGGCCCCTTGCCGCGGTTTCCGGGTCGGTCGGCATGCCACAGCGACCAGGCCTTCTCGAACGCCGCACTGGTCGCTTGCCCCCCGGCAGGGGGGATGGGGGGTTCTTCTAGATTCCCTTTCCCTGTCCCTTTCTCTTGCGATCCCGACGGGACATTTGGGGCGTCCCGACGGGATGTCTTTTCTGTCCCGTCGGCATTCCCGCCGACATCGGGGTCGGAGGCGCTTTTCGCGCGTCGCCGCTCCAGCTTCTCAAGCGCCTTCGACTTCGGGTTCAACGCCGTAAGGAGGCTGGCCGTGCGATCGATCTCGGCCTCGATGGGGCGCGGATCGAACTCGACTTTCCAGCGCTTGGCGTTGCCGGCGCCGCTCGACAGGCGCTGGGCGAGCTTCTCCAACCATGCCTCGAGCGCGAACTCCGCGACGGTCTCATGGTAGAGCCGGCCATCATCGCAAAGGGTCCAGCCGCGCAGCGCCTCGTCCTTCACCTTGCGCCACGTCCGGATGTCCCGGCCAAGGCCGGCCGCCTTGGTCAGCTCGACGTCGTTGTCCGGCAGGGATGCTGCCGGGACCTGGTGCCAGGAGGTGAGCCACAGGTTGAAGCCAGCGCGCCAGGCGCTGTCGTTCATGATCGCGTCGAATCCAGATCCGCGCAGCCGGGGGATGTCGATCATCATCCGCTGGAAGTCGGTCAGGTCGCAGTCGGGCGGGGTAAGCGGCGCAGTCACTGGTCGGCCTCTCGGATCATGCGCCAGCATCCTCAACCTCCGCGGCGCTGTAGCGCGGCTGGCTCGGGTCGAAGAGCGGCGCGGCGCGGGCGCCCCGGTCGCCGAAGCCGTCTCGCGCCAGGTTGCCGAACTTGGTCAGCGCCTCGTTGAATGACAGCTTCACGGTGCCGATGGGGCCATGGCGCTGCTTGCCGATGATGAGGTCCGCCAGGCCGCGGCACGTATCCATCTTGTCGCGCCAGTTGGCGTGCTCCGCCGTGTCCTCGCGCGGCTCGAGCCGGCTGAGGTAGTAGGCCTCGCGGTACAGGAACATGACCATGTCCGCGTCCTGCTCGATCGAGCCCGACTCCCGCAGGTCCGCCAGCTGGGGCTTCTTGTCCTCGCGGTTCTCGACCTGCCGGCTGAGCTGGGAGAGCGCCAAGACCGGGACGTTCAGTTCCTTGGCCAGCGCCTTCAGGCCCACGGTGATCGCCGAGACCTCCTGGACGCGGTTCTCCGGACGCGAGGCGGTCAGCCCGAGCGTGACGAGCTGCAGGTAGTCGACAATGACGAGGTCGAGGCCGTGGCGGCGTTTCATCCGGCGGGCCCGGGCACAGAGCTTGGCGAGGGTCAGGCCCCCCGTGGCGTCGATGTAGAGCGGCGCCTCTTCGATCTCGAGGGCCGCGTCGCGCACCCTGCCGAACTCGTCAGGCCGCAGCTCGCCCTTGCGCAGGCGGTCGCTGCTGATGCCGCTCGCTTCGGCCAGGAGGCGCATGGCGAGCTGTGCGCGCGACATCTCCAGGGAGAAGAACGCCACCCGCCCGCCGCGGATGGTCTTGTGCGACCCGTCGGGCTGCGGCTCCCAGGCGTAGCTGCGGGCGACATCGAAAGCGATGTTGCAGGCGAGCGACGTCTTCCCCATTGAGGGGCGCGCGGCGAGGATCATCAGGTCCGACCGGTGCATGCCGCCGATCTTGTGGTCGAGATCCAGGAGGCCGGTGGAGAGCCCGGCGAGGCCTCCGTCCCGTTGATGGGCCTCGGCGGCCATCTCGACGGCTTCGCGCAGGGCCTCGGCGAAGGGCGTCAGGCCCTCGCTCGTCGCGCCGGTCTCGACCAGGCCATAGAGCGCCGACTCAGCCGCTTCGACCTGCTCACGGCCGCTCAGGTCGTCCTCGTTCAGCCGGGCGCCGCGGGCGATGTCGGCCGAGATGGTGATCAGGTTGCGACGGATGGCCAGGTCGTAGACTTCGCGCGCGTAGTCGGGCGCGTTGGAGATGGGCGGGGCCCGGTCGATCAGGTCGGCGAGGTAGCGTACCCCGCCCAGCCCCTCGAAGCCCGGGTCGTTGGGGAAGGCCTCCATCATCAGGATGGGATCGGCCAACTGGCCCTTGCGCAGCGTGGCCTCGATCTTCTCGAACAGGCGCTGATGGAACGGCTCGTAGAAGTGCTGCGGCCTCAGGTAGTCGCCGAGGCGCTCGTAGGCGGCGTTGTCGTAGAGGAGGACGCCAAGCAGGGCCTGCTCCGCCTCGACGTTCGCCGGCAGGCGCCCGACCTCGGCGTTTTCGGGGGGCGGGCGCAGGTCCAGGGCCGGGACGAGGGCTCTCATGCTACGCCGCCTCTCCATCGGTGATGATCTCGTTGCCGGCCCGGCGGCGCTGGGCGACGGCCTGAGCCACGGCTTCGCGGGTGGTGCGCGCCTCGAACTCGCTCAGGACGTCGCCGAGCCACGCCTCGCCGTATCGGGCCGCGGCGCGGTCGCGGCCTTCATCCCCGAAGCTCCACAGCCCAGTCGGCACGACCGCCGGCCTGCCGCCGGTGTACGGGAGCAGCGTCTCGATATCCGATGCGTCGAGGTAGATGACGCCCCGATAGAACGGCGCGTGCGTGGCGATCTGGACGCCGGCGCGCTCCTCGTCGGTGAGGCAAGACCAGCACCGCTCGCAGAACGGCACTTCTTTCTTGGCTCTCCGGTAGCAGTTCGGGACGCAGCACGGGTCACCGCCGAAGTTACGCCGCATCGGCCACCTCCCACGGGATCGGCGCGTCGGCTCTCGCGAACTGGCGCGCGCGCAGGCCGCGGCAGACCGCCCGGCGGATTTCGCGGCCGCTCATGTGCTCCACCGCGATCCGGGTCATCTGCCATCGGCTGAGGCCCTTCTCGGCGCCGGGGAGCGTGGCGCCGCCGAAGAAGGCGCCGATAGCGGCCCGCATCTCCTCGGCCCACAGCAGGTCGAACAGGGCGTGGGGCGAGGGTGTCGTCTCGAACTGGCCCGATGCGCCTTCGCGCCCGTTGAACGTCGAGACGAGATAGCCCGACGGCTCCTTGCTCGGCTCGGTCCACAGCTTCACGCCGTAGAAGAACCGGCCCTCGTCGCGCGCCTCGGCGTCGTCCCACAGCTGGGCATGCCGGCGCCAGTGCCGGCCCGCCGTCTTCACCGGCTCCACGTGCTCCTCGGCGACCACGAGCCAGACCTCGGAGGCGACGGTCAGCGCCTTGCCGAGCTGCTTCTCCGCCCGCTTCAGCACGTCGCGCTCCGACTTGATCTCGGCGAGGACGAGGCGGTCCTCGGTGATGCAGGCCAGGTCCAGGCGATGCTCGCCCTGGCCGCACTGCAGCTCGTGCACGATGCGCCCGGTGGGCCAGTACATCCGCATCTGGCGTTCGGTCTTGGCGCGGATGCGCGCCTCGGCGACGGATGCTGTCATGCCGCCCTCCTCCGCGGGGAGAGCAGCGAAGGCTGACGGCGCGCGGCCTCCAGCAGCGGCAGGGTCTTCGCGAACCGCGTCGCGCTGGAACCGTCGATGGAGGTTGCGCCGGCGTCATGCGCCATGCGGAAGCGGCGAGCCGTGTTCACACGCGCGACGTGGTACCAGCAGCCCCAGTCGGCGCAGGCCGCACCCCAAAGCGCCATCCGGGCCAGCTTCCAGTCGGTGGAGCCGCCGAGGAAGATGCCCACCCGCGGGCCGACGTACGGCGCGAGGTCTGCAGGGTCCATGCCGTCCTGCACAGCAATGAGGACCAGGTCACACATGGCCATGGCCCGGTTCATCCAACGCAGCGACAAGTCGAGCGAGGTGCGGCCGCCGGCGACTATGTCGGGCAGCACGACCCAGTCGGCGCCCCCCCCCAGCCGCTCCAGGAGACCGTCGAAGGCCTCATCGTCGAAGGCGCCGCCAGCCTGGAAATCAGACCACGCGCCGTTGTCGAGGCAGTAGCGGAAGCCCTCGGTCCGCCACACGCCGGCGCGCGAGACGAGGAGGCGCCAGAAATCGAATCCGAGAGCGGTGTTGACCGCGCGCATGGCGTCGAGGTTTCGGCGCGTCCCGGTGCGGCTGGCGTACGCGATCATCGGCGCAGCTCCAGCGTCTGGCCCTTGGTCGTGATCGCCGACAGTCGCCACTTGAAGGCGCCGGGCAGCTTCGCGCGGAGGCGGACCGTGGCGTACCTTGGGTGGCGGATCGTAATCGCGCCGCTGATGCCGAACTCGATCTCGGCGCCGTGAGGGACTGTGAACACGCACCTCATGCAGCGACCCCGCCAAAGAGCGGCAGCCCGTCGGGCGCAGCGGCCGGCGGTCCCTCGACCTGGGCGAGTCCGGCGCGCAGGCGGCGGTCAGCCAAGGTCGCGTACTCCGGGTTCAGCTCGATGAGGATGGCGCTGCGGCCCAGGCGCGACGCGACCAGGCCGGTAGTCCCGGCGCCGCCGAACGGATCGAGCACCACACCCCCACTTGGGCAGCCGGCGAGAATGCAGGGCTCGACTAGCGCCGGCGGGAACGTGGCGAAGTGCGCCTCGGGGAATGGCTCCGTACCGATAGTCCAGACGGACCGCTTGTTGCGCCGGTCGACCACCAGCCCTGCAGTCGCATTGTTGAAGCTCTCGTTGTTCCGCGACCCCTTCGCGTTGGCCGCCGTCTTCGGCGCCTTCACCACAGCCTTCATCGTTTTTTGGCCGCCGTGCGTGCGGCTCGACCCGATCTGCTCGGCAACGTTCTGAGCGACCCGCGCGTGGGTGCCCGGACTGCACGGCTCGCTGATCGCATCAGCGTCGAAGTGGTAGCGCCGAGCCTTCGAGAACAGGAAGACATACTCGTGCGCCTTGGTGCATCGGTCTCTGATGCTCTCGGGCAGCGGGTTCGGCTTGTGCCAGATGATGTCTTGTCGCAGCCACCAGCCGTCGGCCTGAAGAGCAAAGGCCACGCGCCAGGGAATGCCGATCATGTCCTTCGGCTTGAGGCCTGCCTCACGGATGGCGCCGGTCTGCCTTCCCCGCTTTGGGTGGTTCACGATGGAGTTGCGCGAAATCTCGCCCGGCGTGACCCGCTTGCCCTGGGCACCCCAGGATCCGGCGTAGCTGTCGCCCAGGTTCAGCCACAGCGTGCCCGAGCGCTTCAGAACCCGGCGGACTTCTCGGAAGACGGCGACCAGGCGCTCGACGAACTCGGCCGGCGATTCCTCCAGCCCGATCTCTCGCGCCTTATCGGCGTGGCCGTCCGGCAGGTAGGAGCGCAGAGCGTAGTACGGCGGCGAGGTGCACACCATGTCGACGCTGTCGTCGTCGAGAGAGCGCAGCTGCTCCAGCGCGTCGCCGGTGAGAATGCGGACCGTCATGCCGCGCGCTCCCACCGGAGCTTGTCCTGTCCATAGACGGGTTGCCAATCGCGGCCAGGCCGGTTGAGCCAACCCTCGCCTTCGCGCGCCTGAACCTCGGCGACGACCCGGAAGCCAGCGCCAAGTTGGCTCGCGCCGCTCTCGCCGACCAGGGTGTACGTGACTAGCCGCCGGCCGCCGAGCGCCCTGTAGGCCCGCCAAAGCGAGGCCTCCAGGAAGGAGTTCACCGAGCGGGCGACCGAGCCACTGGGCGCCCGAGGATGGCGCAGCCGGCCTTTGGGGCCATCGGCCTGGAACGCCGGAAGCACGACGCTGCGCAGGATCTCCGCTGTAACGCCGTCCTGCAGTTCCCGAGCCACTGGGCGCCCGAGGATGGCGCAGCCGGCCATCTCCTCACCGTCGGAGCAGGCGACGGCCAGCTGGTGACCACGCACCGGCCTCGAATGTCGATGGAAGTTCTCCACCAAGGCGTTGGCCTCGCGCAGGCTGACCGGGATGGCGATAAGCTTCCGCGTCATGACAGCGCGCCAATCAGCAGCGGTTGGATCGCGCCGTCGGGGTGCACGATGTCCATCGGCGTGTCGGCGACGGGCTCATCGCCTGCCCATCCGTCCGGCCAGGTACCGGCCGCGATCAACTCCCTGATCCGCGCCTCCTCTGCGGTGTTGAGGAAGTCGACGCCCGGCCGGCCGAGGCGCGCGGCCGCCGCGTTCACCTCGGCCTGGATCGCGAGCAGCTCGCCCAGCGCCCAGAGCCTGGCGGCGAACGTCAACGGCCCCATGCGCTGCTTGTTCTTGGCCGTGGCGACCGAGCCGTCGGCGTTCAGGCCGGTCTTCTTCAACCGATGCTTCGGCAGGCGCAGGGCGCGGTAGATCGGCTTGACCCGCAGCAGCGGCGCGAGGTGGCCCCAGCCCGGCATGCGCACGATGTTCTCCAGGGCCCGGTCGCGGCTGGCGAGCGGGCAGCCCATGCAGCCGGTGCGCGCGTCGAGCTCCTCGGCCTCGTCCCCGCCGTACGCGTCGGCCAGCATCTGGGTCGGCCAGGCGCCGTACTCGGCCATGGGGGCGTAGACCTTCAGCCAGTCCCAGACGTGACACACGCGCCAGTGCAGCAGCGGGGCCAGGGTCGCGATCCGGCCGCGGACGCCCTTCGAATTCGGCAGCACGGACTGGTACCAGCCCTGTCCACACTCGCCGCCGTCCTTGGCGCAGGCGAGCGAGATGCGCTGGTCGCGGACCGCGCTCTCGCCCTGGCGCACGCCGGTGATCATCAGGACGTTGCCGTCGATCTCCGACAGCCGCGCCTCGATGGCCGCGGACATGGGCTCGACCTTGATCTGCGGCGTGCACCACCTGAACGTATTGCTGGGCGGGGGCACGCCGCGGCCCAGCAGGTAGACCAGGTACCGGTCGTCCATCGGGGCGCAGACTACCTCGACGCGGACCCCGAGCTCCCGCAAGCGCGCCATGATCAGCAGCGCGGCGACCCATAGCGGCGGAAGCTCCAGGCGTGTGTCCGAGATGAAGACGGTGAGCGTCCGGGGCGCCTCCAGCTGCCCGCTCTGGATGAAGTGCACCACCAGCGTCAGGGTCGCGGTAGAGTCCTTGCCGCCCGACCAGGCGAGCGCCCAGTGCTCATGGCTCGGCCCGTATGAACGCAGCGACGCGAGCGTGACCTCGGCCGCCTCGCCCACGGGCATTCGATAGCCTTCAAACAGCGACGACTGCGCCCGGCTCATGCCATCCCCCGCTCATGGGGGAAGAACCCCGTCGGCACGTGCCTGACGCACCACCAGGTCGAGCCGATGCCGCATGTGCCGTCGGCGGGGCAGAGCGGCTCGGCGCAGCGGTGGACGTCGGGGCCGCCCTTCTTGCGATCATGGACGGGGCGTGATGCCTGTCGGCGCGTCATGACCCCGGCCTCGCCTGCGGATGCGTCGCGGCGCGAAGCGGGATCGGAATGCCCCTGCGACGCAGCCCGGTTATGACCGTCGCCGGCACCTTCCGGGCGTTCGGCCCACGGTAGCCGAGCTCGCGCGCGATGGCGTCGAAGGTGCAGCCGGAGGTGTAGAGGCTGAGCACCTCCCGCTGGCGCGGCGCGATGCTGTGTCCCGAGCCCAGGACGGCGCGCACCTCGTCCACCGCGCGCTCTGCCGCCTCGGCGATCTCCTCGAAGCTGTCCCCGGCGTGGAAGCACTCGCGCGCCCAGGCGATCTCTTCGGGGTCCCAGGGACGGCTCACTTGCGGTTCTCCAGGGTGTGGCAGTCCAGGGGCAGCAGAAGGTCGGTGTGGCCGGGGAAGTAGATGATGGCGAAGAACCGCCCGCCGCGGGCGAACACCCGGGCCGTGCATTTCGGGAAGTGGCCGCGGCCGTAGCGACCCCTGACCACGGCCTTGAAGGCGGAGGAGGTGCAGAAGAGCGCCACCTCGACCGGTACGTCCCAGCCCAGGTCGGCCCGTTGCGCCGCGTCCGCGGCTTCCAGGATGTCCGGCAGTGCCGGCGTGGCGAGAGGCGCGTTCATGCCGCCCGCCGCTGCGCCGCCGGCAGCCGCACGCGGCGCGCCATGCGCACCGCCGCGGCGTTGGCCCGGTCGAGCTGTTCGTGGAGGTCGGCGTTCAGCGCCCGCGTCTCGACCAGGTCCACGGTCAGGACCTCGACCTTGGCGACCAGCTGGCGGACGATGTCTTCCGGCTTGATGGTTTCAAAGGCCTGTCTCATGGGGCCGCCTTTGCCAGGGCGAGGTGGAGATCTGCGGCGTCGACCTCGAAGCAGTCGGCGAGCAGCTCGACCGGGGCGTCGAAGAACGCGATCTGCTGGCGGCTCCAGCGCACGATCCGGGCGTTGACCGGCTTCATGCGGACCATGCGATCATCGCTCCGTCGCGGCGGCGCCTTCTTCGGCGCTGGTGCGGGCGCCGGACGGGGGTGGGCCGTGTCGTAGCTCGACGGACCCGCGGGGCGGGGCGCGACGCCGTCGGCCGGCACGACGGGGGGCGTGACGTGGGGCGGCAGATCGGCGCGGCCGAGGGCGGCGGCTATGGCGGCATCCGAGACCTCCGCCACCGACCCCTGATGTCCCGGCATGGCGACCCGGAAGACCGTCGGGCCCGGGCCCCGGCTGACATGGGCCGGCACGACAAGGCCCCGCGTCACGAGCCCATCCTTCGCCGCTCGCCACGTGAAGCGGTCCATGCCGACGATCGCCATGACGTCGGTCACGCGGAAGACGAGCAGGCCGTCAGGGTCGGCGCGGCGCTGCAGTTCGGCCAGGGTCCTGGTCTGCAGCTGCGTCAGGGGCCGGCTCTGCGGCTCCACGGCCGAGATGCCCCCGGGTTCTTCCAGGACCTCGGCCGTCACGACCGGCACGGGCGCGTCGGTCGGAGGCGGCAGGGGTGCGTCGGGGAGTTGCGGCTCGTCGAATTCCGGTGGGACGTGCAGCGGCGGCGGGGCTGCGGCCGAGGCCATGCGGCGCGCGCGCCGCTTCATGCCGTGCTTCAGAAACCCGATCGCCTTGTCGCGCGGTGTCTCCGCCCAGCAGAGACCACAGGTGGCGCAGGCCTCGGTCGCCTTTGCCTGGGCTGGGCACATGATCAGGTCGGGCCGGCCGGGGTCGGCCATGACGACGACGGATCGCTGCGGACCAGGTTCGGCGTGGCTGGTGCGGATGGCGAAGCGGTTCCAGCGATGCTGGGTCAGGATGGCGATCGCCTCGGCGATCTTGCGGCTCTCGGCATCCTCGTCGTCGGCGCGGCGCGCGGTGTAGCCGAAGACGTGAAGCGCGGGGTGCGCCGCCAGCATCTCGGCCCAGAACAGGACGTAGCCGACGGAAAAGAAGTCGCCGAGGGTGTGGAGCCGGACGAGGAAGCCGTCGGGGTACCGCGTCTCCATGGCCGCGATCTCGCCGCGCAGGGCCTGCAGCAGCGCCGCGTCGGCGCGGTGGCGCCGGGCGAAAGGCATGGCGTTGCCCATGCATCCCGCCCACACGGGGCAGCTGCGGGGGCAGGTCGCGCGCTCCTCCAGCGTGAGGTGGAAGATGGGCCAGCCGGCGCGGTCGCCCTTCAGCACCTGCTTGCCGAGCTTGGTGTTGTTGTGGCCCGAGACGAGAAGACGCGCGCTCTCATGGGCGCCGACCACCATCTTCGGCCCGAACAGGCTGCGGCCCTCGACGACGGCGGGGTGCGCCGCGGCCAGGTCGACCACGCGCCCCGGCTCGATGTCGGCCGCCCCATGCCGCGCCACCGCCATGCGCTTGGGCGCATTGGCGTGCTGGGGCGCGTTGCGGCTGCGCCCGTCCCTGTGCTGCTTCGCCTGGGTGCCACGGGGACGGATCGTCACGCCGGCGTCGTGGAGCAGGGCATGGACACGGCTGCCGCTGAGCGGCGGGACGAGACGCGCGCCGGTCTCCTCCAGCGACAGCCCCTCCTCCACGTACAGGCGTATCGCCTCCGGCAGCCGCGTCTCGTTGGCCGCCGACGCCCGCTCCTCGTTGGAGCCGGGCCGCGGGTCAGGTGTGGCGGCCGGCGGGACGCCGCTGCGGAGGAACGTGATCACCGCCGCGACATCTTCGTCGGTCACGCCGCAACGGGTGACCTGGCTGGGCGAGAGCCGCGACTGGTCCCCCACGCGGCAGTCGCGGGCCGCGCGCTTGGCCGGGAACCAGCCGCCGCGGAACAGCGCTGCGCCGGCCAGCACCCGTACCCGAGCTGGATAGTCCGGATACGCGTCCGAGAGCGACGCGCCGCAGGCCAGGCGCGCCCCTTCAAAGGCCTGTGCGACCAGGCCGTCATAGTCCGGAGTGGCGGCCGCGGCGGTCAAAGGTAGCGCCTCAGGCTGCGAGCCAGTTCTCCGGCGGAGTGCTTGGCTTGCCGCGGCCGGTGGGCGAGCTGCCCATGGGCGACGCAGTACGAGGCGCCATCCGCCTTGCGCCGGCCGCACAGCGTGAAGCCGTCATCCTGCGGGTCGCCGATGGGCCAGCGGCACATGTGGACGCCGAGCGTCAGCACCGTCGCCGTTCCGGGGCCCTCCTCCTCGTGCCGGATCGGCGTCGGGGGCTTGGGCTGCGCAGCGATCACGCCGACCGACCAGGCCTCGCCGCTCAGCTTCATGGGCCGATCCGGCTTCACGGGGCGTTCGGGCTTCGCTGCGGCAGCCGGCCTCGGGGCTGGCGCCGGGCGGGGGGCCTTGAACACGGTCCGCTGCGGTTTTGACGGGGTCGCGCGGCCCGAGAGCCCCACGCGGTGCAACTTCCCGATCACCGCGTTGCGGCTCACTCCGCCGATCTGCTTGGCGATCTGGCTGGCGGAAAGTCCGTCCTGCCAGAGCTTCTTCAGGAGTTCGACCCGCTCGTCGGTCCAACCGCTCATGACGCCCCCCAGCCCATGCCATTGGTTTCGGCCGCCGCGCCTCGCTCATGGACCCCGTGCCGCCGGCGCAGCTCCGCGCGCGCCGCATCGATCAGGGCCTTGAGCTCGCCGTCGGTGCGCCGGCTCAGATCGGCGCCCGCCGCGGGTCGCTCGATGAGTTGGATGGAGCGGGCCTGGCGCGGGGCGAAGGAGATGAAACCGCGGTCCCTGAGATGGTCGAGCAGCCGCTTGGCCCCGCCCTTGCTGGCCAGGCCGACGCCGGCGGCCACCTCCTGGAACGAGGGTGAGAACCCATGCTCGTTGGCGTAGCGCCTGACGAAGTCGAGGGCGCGCGCCTGCTGGCGGGTCAGGCCCATCATGCCGCGGCCCTCCCGGCGAGGCGGGCGCGGAGCTTGAGGCCGAACGCGTCGCACCAGCGCTCGATGATCGCCACCGCTTCCTCGATGGTCCACGCCATAGCCGTGGCGCAGTGATTGGCGCGGACGCGCTCGCCGAAGGTGATCTGATCGTCTTCGAGGCCGTTCTTGCCGACCTTCAGCTCCAGCCAGGAGATCTGGCCGTTGGGCCAGATGAACCCAAGGTCCCAGACGCCAGCGAGCACGCCCATGGCCTTCAGCTGACCCGCCGTCGCCTTGTCGCGCAGCCCTCCATTGGGGCAGTG